TTTCCTTCACCGCAGTAACAGAAACCTCATATTCTCACAAGTGCTGGCCCAAGGGGCATGAGCGTGAGGGCCAACCTATCACGTTGCGTGACTATCAAGTTGCAGCAATCAACCTGTTCTTGGAAAACCCGCAGAGCATACAGTGCCTTGCTACGGGAAGTGGCAAATGCCTTGAGTCAAATACTTTATTAAGCATAACGATTGATGAAAATAGTGAATTTGGTACTTTCTTGCTAAATACTTTACGACAGGGAGTGGAAAGCGATGTTACAAAAGTATCAAGAAATAATAAACTCAGTTGATAAAAGAAATTGGATTATTGTATGCCAGAGGCGGAATCTTGACCCGTGGGAGTTATTAAAAATCAGTAAAGATGAAATATATTTGACTCCAAATATTAAGATCCCAATTGAAGTTGACCATTGTCAAAAATGTGGAGAAAAGGTAAAATTAAATATATTTCCGGCAGTTTTTACCTGTCATTAGCGTGTAAATGTGACCGTGATGGAACGAATAATTGTACTATGAATAAATTATTGACCAAATTGTCGCAAGAAACTGCTGAAAAGGTTTTTTCTGAAGTTCAAAAACAGCGAAAAAAAGGGTTACCAAATACAGTAGATTATTGGAAAAATTTGGGATATTCACAAGATGAGGCAGTAGCAAAAGTATTATTGACTCAAAATGGGCGTAGCAAAAAAGCAGCAAAAGTATTGGCAGGGACTTCCAACCATACTATGAGATCATATCAATTTTGGATGAATAAGGGGTTGTCTCTTGAAGAGGCTACAGAAAAAGTCAGAAAAATTCAAACCACTAATGGGCTAAATTTTTATATTGACAAATATGGTGAGGTTGACGGCCCTATAAAATTCAATCAACGGATTGAGCAATGGCTTGATTCTGCCGGAAATAAAAAAATGGTGACTGGCAGAAGTGGTAAATCTGCTGAGCTGTTCTCGTCGTTACCAGTAGACGGATACTACGGTGAGAATGAAAAAGTAGTGCGTGGAAAAATTAAAGTACATCGGGTTGATTTTTTATATGAGAAAAAAATAATAGAATTTTATGGAGACTATTGGCACGGTAATCCAATAAAATATAATGCCAGTGACATGGTGCGCCGTAAAACAGTGTTGGATATATGGAAGCATGATCAAAATAAGAATGATGATCTGATGGCAGCGGGGTATAAAGTGCTGATAATATGGGAATTTGATTATCATAATGCCCGTGACAAAGTAATAAAAATTTGTGAGGATTTTTTGAATGAATCTTGATTTGACTATTGGGCAGTTGGCTACTGCTATCGAACAGTTTACTGGGGCTCCACTAAAACATAATTGCGAAGTGCCAGCCCACACCTTTGGAATTTATGTTCCAACACCGGCTGGAAAATCGTTAGTACAATATTTTATTAAAAAAGAAAACTTAAAAAGCACTAAAATAATATTGGAAAATGGAATGGAGGTCATTACCGCAAATAAGCATATTGTGGTTGATGCGTCAGGCAGTAATGTGTATGTTGAAGACCTTACTCTTGGTAGTAAAATACAAACCATCACTGGGCCAGCAACAGTGGTTAAATTAGTAGATGCTGGAGTTAACGACTGTTTTGATATAGGAATTGATTATCCGCACTTATATTATGACGCGGCAGGATTTTTACATCATAACACCATCATGACCGCAGTGTTGAGTCACAAGTGTGAACCTTATGGCAGAACATTGGTGGTAGTGCCGAGCAAGGATTTAGTGATACAGACTGAACAGGACTACATCAACATGGGGCTTGATGTTGGTGTATTTTTTGGCACAAGAAAAGAGTACACTAAAACTCACACTATCTGCACCTGGCAAAGCTTGAACTCACTATTTAAGAATACCAAGAATGGAGAAGCGCAGATTCCGTTTGATGAGTTCATTGATGGGGTAGTATGTGTGATAATTGACGAGTGTCATGGCATTAAGGCAGACGCGCTTTTAACAATGTTGACGGGGGTGATGGCAAAGATCCCAATCAGGTGGGGAGTCACAGGCACTATTCCCAAAGAAGAATTTGAAAAAAGGTCACTGCAAGTTGCCATTGGTGAAGTAGTTGGCGGGGTAAAGGCATCTGATTTACAAGACAGAGGTGTGCTGTCAAATTGCCATGTCAATGTCATCCAAATGGTTGAGTATGCTGAGTTTAAAGCGTATCCTCAAGAACTGAAATATTTACTTGAGACTAAAGAACGTCTTGAGTATATGGCAACACTGATCGCAAAAATCAGTGAATCTGGTAATACACTGGTGCTGGTTGATCGTGTTGAGGCAGGCAAAACTCTTGCTGGGTTGATACCTGACGCAGTATTTTTGAGCGGCGCTACCAAGTCTGCCAACCGTAAAGAACAGTATGACAGTATTTCAACGACTGATAACACTGTAACTATCTGCACTTATGGCATCGCTGCGGTAGGGATCAATGTGCCCAGAATTTTTAATCTTGTGCTGATTGAGCCAGGGAAATCTTTTATTCGCGTGATTCAGAGCATTGGCCGCGGGTTGCGTAAAGCTGATGATAAAGATTTTGTGAATATTTATGACATAACGTCAACCTGCAAGTTTGCGAAACGACATTTGACTAAACGAAAAGCATTTTACAATGAGTCAAATTATCAATACAGCGTTGCGAAAGTTGAGTGGCAGTAGTATAATGAAAACAACAAAGGATTATCAATGAGAATTTTGACTTTAGACAATGTCGCGTATCCAATGGATGAGATTCCAGACGAGATTGACGATATACGATTTTGTGTGTTTGACAACAGTAACCCAAAAGACCCAGATTATTTTTATATTCCGCTCATCTTTTTGGAGAGCTTTAACAGCCCAGCATTGGTGTTGAAGATTGGTGAGGATATTATCAAGATGCCAGTTGATTGGCAGATACTTATTGGTGAACCAGATTTAGGTGATCTTGAAGTAGTACCGCTTACTACAATCAACGACCGCGGGTTTAACGTATTTTGCTTCAATCCAATCGCTGGGTTCAAGCCAGAATTTAAGAAGGTTGAAATCATTGATATTTACCAAGATGTAAAATGGTACTTCCCCAAATTGAAACCTGGGCAGATGTTGGCAGTACCTTTGAAGAGCAATGTTGAAAAACCATTGTGCGCGTTCTTTGTAAAAGATATATCGAGACAATCAGAAATAGTTGACTATCAGCGAGCATGGTGAGAAGCGATGATGCCAAATAAATTTTATGATCCGAATACTCTAGTTGAATGGACTACCTCGAGGTTTGCTATAAAGGAAGACACTGGTGATTGGCATAAATGGTTCGCTTGGTACCCTGTAAAAGTTGGTGATCAATGGCAGTGGTTAAAATTTGTATATCGTAAACAATGGTTAAGCTATTCCTTGGATATTATGACTGAGTATGGGACATTATTTGATGTATTGAAAGAGCAACATGGCAACTGAAAATAAAAGTCCAAAGTTAACAGTAAACTATGAAATGTCGGCGCTTGACAGAAAAGATCGCAGTTTTTATGATGACTTAACTGACGACGAAAAGAAAAAGTTCAGCAACTATTTGATGATCCGATATGGTAGCAGTGTTGGTGGTAGCTCTGACATGCAAGCGTATTATCTGATGTCAACTAACACTAAATTGAATCGTAATTTTTTCAATATTCCCAAAGATCATGAAAAGTTACAATGGTTAACAGTAACTACAATATCGCCAGGTTTTGGTAATCAGTACCATTCATGGATTTCAATGAAGAAAAAAGAGGGTGGTAATAGTAAGGTAATGAAATTTTTGCGAGCTCAATATCCAACATATAAAGAAGAAGATTTAAAGGTGCTGGCATCAATCAATGACCCAAAGGTGTGGAAAGAGATGGGTAAAGAGTTGGGAATGACACCTGAACAGTTGAAGAAAGAATTTTGATATTACTGTGACTCAAACATTGGTAAACACCTGCAAATATTGCAAGAAGTCATTTAGTAAAATGACCGTTCTTGCAGTGCATCTCTGCGAGCCAAAACGACGAGCCAATCAAAAAAATGAGATTGGTGTTCAACTTGGGTTTCAAGCCTACCTACGATTTTATGAAATGACTCAAGGCAGTGCGCAGACA